CCTGAGGATCAGGGGGTGAAAGAAAAAGGGCCGCCCCGAAGAGCGGCCCCAAGGCTCTTGTGTGGTGAGGACTGAGGCGCCCGCCGACTCAGGCGAGCGAGTCCCACTTCACGATGCGCGCCTCGCGGACGAAGGTCGAACCCGTGTCCCCGTGGATGATGCCGAAGCCGCCGAGGTAGTCATCGTGTTCGCATCGGGTCGCTATACCGACGCCGCCCTTTGCGGGCTGCTGCATCTTTCAATGCAGATCAGGCTATATCTTGCCTCTCGGTGAGAGAGGCCCGGGCGCTTCCCGCCGCTTGGCGGTACGAGCTTGCGCTCTAGTCGTTGAACCTTCCGCAGGTCTTGCGGCTCGGCTGCTGATTGCCCAATCCATCGCGCTTTTCATGCCGTCGCGTCTGCCCTTCCGGGCTGCGCTGTGGCGTCGATGGCTCTAAGGGGTTTCCAGCAATTCACCCAGTTTATTACGCGAGGCTACTACCTAGTTTAACCACGCGACGCCCTTCGAGCGACCGTAGTCGCCCGGGAGCTTGCCTCGGATTTCCTCGGGGATGACGATCCCCTCGGTGACCGTGTCTTCCAATTACTTCACACAGGATCGCTTATAGCGACGTGACGCCAGTTGCGGCCGGTCTTGATCTTGCTGACCGCCGCTTTCTGGAGCCCGTATTCACGGGCTATCGCCGATACTCCACCGCCTTCGGCCAGCCGACGCTTGATCGCTCGAACGTCGTTTTCGGAGAGAACTGCGTGGCGATTGGCGGCGCCGCGGGATTTTGCGTTGCCCGTCTGAGCCCGGGACCGATTTGCTCTTTCCTCGGCGCTCTTCGGCCTTTGCATGGCCGCTCGAATCGCCGCGCGATGAGCTTCAGTCTTCGGGTGCCGTCTTCTCGCCCTGTCCTCTTCGGTGCGCTTGCCGGTGAAGCCGTCGCCGCCCTCAGAGATGTTCGTGAGAACGCCGGGGTGCTCCCGGCGATACTGCGCGATCCATCGCTGCTCGGCGGTTCCCCAAGGGCAGTCGTCTTCGAGAAGGTTGATCTCGATCCGGTGCCCTTGCCTCAAGACCTTCCTGATCCAGCGGTAGCAGCGCGACGAGTCGCTTTCGCGCTTCGCCGCGGCCAAGTGCTCGAACAGTCTCTTCTTGAGGGACGATTTCGTCGTCTGCCCGATGTAGCGGATCACTCCGTCCTCGGTGGAGCTGAGCCCGTACACGGAGCAAAGTCGCTCTATTTCCTGTGCCGTCCTTGCGGACTGCTCATGGTTTCCCATGAGTTGGGACTATATCACGATCTCCTCGCGGAGACCCCTCGCTTTTCCACCCCACTTGGGGCGTACTCCCTCTCGGGATAGTCTCTGAACCTTCCCGACTAAGTATCAGTCGGGCTTGGCTGCTGATTGGCATAGGCTGGTCAGGCCCTTAGCTTTCCAGCAATTAACGAGGTTTTCAGTGCACCGTCGCCGATGCATGGGGCAAAGATTTACCCATGAAGTAGGCCCAGTTGGACTTGCCGTTGGTCCAGGCCGTGCCTCCGAGAGCGACGCCCTTGAGGACGTTGTTCTGCTCGATGAAGCGGACGCCCTCGTACCGGCCGATCTCGCCGTTGAGGATCATCTGGAAGCCCTGATCGACGTACTGGTGGATCGACTCCAGTCCGTTCTTCAGCGGACGCCAGGTGGTCGGGTGCGCGACGGCGAGGTAGTCGTCGTTGATGAACGGCGGGATGTTCCGCTCCTTCATCAGGTCGACGATGGCCTTCACGTGGCCCGTGTTGAGGTTGACGCTGTTCGTGCCGGTGACGGTGCCGTTCGAGTAGAGCGTGACGGACGCCGTGTCGGTGCCGGCCGAGGCGATGACGCGGAGCGGGGTCAGGTTGAACTGATCGTGCGCCGCGCGGTCGAGGGTCTTCTTGCAGTCGTTCTTGAGCGCGCCGGAAACGATCGGCTTGACGCGCCACTTCGAGAGGTTGTCGAGCTTGGCGGTGAACGGAACGCCCTGCCCGTACTCGTTCACGGTGAGCGTGCCCTGGCGGAACGTCGCCTGGGTCTCCGGCATCGTGTTCGTCTCGACGAGCGTCCCGCCGGTGCCGGCGAGGTCGCTGACCACGTCCCAGTGCCATGCATCGCCGCGATTGGGCCCCTTCTCGGAGGCGTCGCGCGCGTCACACAGCTGGCGGAACTTGGTGAGGGGCTGGACTGCGGAGCGAAGATCGGACGAGAGCTCGTCCGAGTAGAGGAAGCCGCCGAGCGAGCTCGTGGCCCAGAGCTGACCGACCATTGGTCAATGTCCTTTCATGTCAGTCGTAGACCGGCTGGCCGCGCTTTCTCCGGATCTCGTTGATGACGTCCCGCTGGGTTTTCGGCGGGGGAGCGTCGGGCGAGGCAGGAGCGAAGCGGGCATTCGCCGGCCGTGGGGTTGAGGGCGCCGCGCGCGTCACCTCGAGCCGCTGAGCGGCGGTGGGCGGGGCGGCGGGTCTTGCTGGGGTTGGGTTGGCCGGGGGAGCGCTTGCGGGCTGCGCCGGCGGCTTTTGGAGAAGAGGCGCGAACTTCGCGCGGACGGCGTTGCCGGCCAGCTCGAAGACTTTGCGATCGGGATGCGCCCTGCCCTTGCGCTGCTCGGCGCGGAACGTCTGGAAGACCAGGTCGGGGTTGGCCGACCGGAGCTGCCGTTCGTCGTAGCCGAGCGCCATGAGGTGGCGCACGCGGATCTCGTTGACGCGCTCTGCTGTGGCTCTGGCGAGGTCGGGGTCCGATACGAGATCGGCGTAGTCCTCGCCAAACTTGTTGAGGTCGGTTTGAAAATTGATCTGGTCGAGGACCTGCGCCACGAGGGCGGCCTGCACCTGCTCGGGCGGCGTCGCGTCGGCGGTCCGGCCCTTCGTCACGGTCTCGATGAGCGTGACGATGTGCTTCTTGGCGTCGTCCTTGTCGCCGAACTGAATGGCGTCGACGAGGGCGTCGACGTCGATCTCGGATTCGGGGGCAGAGGGAGCGGGAGCCGGCGCGGCGGGAGCCGGTGCTGGCGTCGGCTCGGCCCTGGCGGCGATGCGATGCGCCTCGTCGCGCATCCGCGCCGCTTCGTCGAACCTCTGCTGCGCCGAGAGTCCGAGGCCGACGTACTTGTCGAGCTCCGCCTCGGCGACGAAGCGCACCTGGCCGTTGACCATGACGGCGCGATGGCCGGGAGGCGGCTCGAGCTCGTTGCCGGGCGCCGGTGCTGCGGCCGCGGTGGGCGGGCTCGTCGGCGGCGTCGGGGTGACAGGAGCGGGTGCGGGCTCGGGCGGCTCTTCTTCGGGCGGCGGACTCGGCGGCGCGGCCGCGGCGGGCGGCGGCTCCTCCTGACCCGTCCCATCGGGGAACGTGTCGCCGTCGACGCCTTCCTCGTCATCGCTCGCCGAAGGAGGCGGAAGCGGTACGGCGCCGCCGGTCTCCGTGGAAACCGTGCGGGTCCGCTTCCGGTAGATCTCCTCCAGGCCGGCGCGGCCCGGGATGACGCTCGCGCGCGGCGGTGCCGGCGGCGGTGCGTCGGAGGATGCGCCTTCGACCTGGGTGTCAGGGGCTGGCGTAAGGCTCGTCTCGTTCTCGGCGCCCGACGGGGTGGCCTCGTTCTCGATCGTCAATGTGCTTCTCCGAAACTGAAAAAGCGCCCGCTGGGGGCGCTTCTTCCTGGGGTTGCCGCCTCGGCCGGGGCGGCGCCGGTGGTGCGCTGGCGGGCGTCAGCCCTGAAGCGCGTCTTCCTCTTGGCTCTGCTGGATCGCCTCGCGGCCTTCATCGATGGCGGCCTTGATCCACGCGTTGATGTTTTGCGCGAACTCGATGCGGGTCTGCAGGCGGATGATGCGGGCGGTGTCGGCGGCGCTCGCCTTCGCGAGGGCCTCCTGCGCGGCGATCTTCTCGATGAGGGCGCGGCGCAGGATCAGTTTTACGGCGGCGCTGTTCGCTCGTTCCCGGTCGAGGCGGTCGCCAAAAGACTTGCGCGCATCGTCGTCGTCGCCGATGCCGCGGAAGAACGGATCGTTGCGGATCGATTCCTCGAAGAGCTGGCGCGCCAGGATCTCCTCGATCGCCGCGGCCTCTTTGGCTTCGCTCACTCGTCCTCCAGCATCATCAGCGCCGCGGCCGCGATCTCGGCGAGGTCTTTCTCGTCGGTCATCTGGTCGATCTGCGCCTGAAGTTTTTCGGCGTCCTCGGTGGCGCGCTCGAGCGCCTGCGCCATGTGGCCGCTCTGCGCGACGAGAGCGCGAAACTCCGCGGTCGCATCAAGGCCGGAGGGCTTCCCTTCCTGCTGCTGCGCCAGCACCTCGCGCACCACGTAGCGGATGGCCGGGTGAGGCGGTGTCGCAGCGGGCGGAGTTGCAGGAGCCCT